TGCTCCGCTTGCGGAGCGGGATCCTTAGATCCTTGGTCCTTAGATCCTTTGATCCTTAGATCCTGATCCCGATCCAACGACGAATCCTCGCGAGCATCCGTCGAGCCCTCGTCGAGCCCTCGCGAACCCTCGCGAATCCTCGCGAGCCCTCGCGAGTCCGATGGTGCCGAAGGGAACTTGGAAGGCGTAGGCCGGTCTATCTTCTGGTGAGAGCACCAGTTACGGATTTGCAGGTAGTTATTCCCGTCCGACGTATAGCGCGTGATGCAGTCTTCTCTTTCAAGTTCTGACAGCCATTCCTCGATGTGCTTCGGCGCGTCGGTGTCGTACGGGTACAACAGACTCGCCAACATCTTGGCGCTGCCTCGCATCCGGCCCTCATCGTCGGCCAAGGTCCACAAAAGGATAAAGCAAAGCCGAGCCTCACGGCTGACCTTGCCCATGCTTTCGCTCTGCGGAAACTCGGGCTTGATGGTGCGGATCCGAGGCATCTTACTGCCCCTTCTTGATGGCTTTAGCGGCCTTGGCCTCGGCAAGTAGCTTGCGAATGTTCCCGTTGCATCTTTTGACGCGCTCGCGAGCGCACTTGATGCAGTCGGCGTTGGAGACGTAGCGAATCCGTCCTCGGCAACGGCGGCATGGTTTGCCGACGTAAGTGGTGATGCCTGCTTCGGCACATTCTGCCCTTGTGATTTGACGTTCTTGGTCGTGCATGGCCCCGCTTTACCATGCAGCGATAACGAATGCAATACCCAACTACCAACGGCTCTACCGCCGCTTCCGCTCCCACGGCATGGTCAGCCCCCAGTTGTCGGCATCCCTCGCGTCGAGGATGGCCTCGATCTTTTCGGCGGCCATGTCGTAGGTACGCTCGGCCTTGGGGCGCTCGACCCCGCGGCGGCAGTAGACGCACAGCCCATCCTTGACGCGCTGGAGGCTGACCTGTGACCGGCACTTGACGCAGTGAAAACGCTGATCGGGTTTCATGCCGTCACCCTATCGCCTTGCGTCCCAGAAGCGAGACGCTACAACAAGAAGCAGATCAGGAAATGGTGCTGCGCGAGATGCGCAGACGGCTGTTACCTAGCCCATGAAACACCTGATCTAGCGTCGGGCTGTGTTGGTACGGGAGATCCGTACCTCGGGTCATTGCATACCTACTCCCCGCGTGAATCACCCGACGCGATTTTTTCTTTGATCTCGGCGCGGGCTTCTTGAAGCAACTGGCAAACGCGAGCTTCGCTTAGGTTGCGCTCCTTGGCCAACATCTTCAGCGTCCAGCCGTCACGGTAGTAGAGGATCAGCAGCTCGCGGTAGCGCGGCTGCGCAAACTGCACCAGCTCATGGAAGTGTAAATCATCACGGTCCTGCACGGCAATCGAGTCAACGCGGCACGCGCTCTCAGGTAGCAGTTGCCACCTCGTTTGGCGCATTCCATCCGCCATCGCGCCTGAGACTCGGTAGCCGAGGTATCTGCTGAGTGGCCAGCCATCCTGTTCGCGGTAGCAGCGCAGGCCACTGCGCAGTCCGTCGTAGCCCCAGCTCGCTAGTTCGCCGCGAGTCCAGCGTGGATGTTTCCGCGCCACGCGCTTGGCTACGCCCCACACCCACGGCCACCATCGCTCGAGGTCGCTCACTGGTAGCTGCGCAGTTCCAGCGTGTCTGACGGCCCCTGCGTGGTCAACACGCGCACTTGCCACTGGTAGCCCTGCGGCAGTAGCCGTAGCGGGATGCGCAGTTCTGCGGGCCACTGCGGCGATGTGCGCTCAACGAAGCCATCGCGAAATATCGTCGGCGCAGGCGGCAGCAGGTAGCTCCAGACAAAGCTACCGAGGCTGACCTCGAGCACGGTGACCTGCGTCTCCGGGATTGCAAGGCGAAGCTCAGGCTCCACGCCGAAGGCGAACCTCGCGGGCAGGTCGCACACACCATCAGCTACAGCGGTGACGCTGAAGTTCTGGGCATTGGCGACCGCGGCAAACACAGCCATGCAGAGTATGCGCATGGCCGTGCATACTACACAAACGGCGGCGGGTCGCGGCGGCGGTCACGCAAATAGATTTGCAGGAGCAGGCCCATCAACATGAGCGCGGTGGCAAACAAGGCGCGGGTCACGGGATGCACTTTACTTCGTAGCCGCTAGCGGGTGCTTGACCGGCTGCTCCAGCTCTCGAGGGTTCCGCCACTGGATGCGGCGGAAGGTTTCGTGCCACCACTGCTGTTGCTTGCTGTGGTCAAGGCACTCCATGAGGTCTAGCAACAGGTTCACGTCCTGCTGCAACTGTTCTTCGCGTGTCATCTCAATCATCCTTTCCATGTAAAGACCCCGACCGCGTTGTCCAAATCCAAGTGCAGTCGGGGTTGTCACGACATGTGACGAAGTAGAACTCACGTCAGCAGGGAGATGCGCAGTGGTCATCTGCACATCCGTTGAGGGTTTGAAGCCTGTTGGGAACTTCAAGTTTGTCCTGCTGACGCGAGAGCCGCACACGCGGCGTTAGTCGGTATCAGAACAGCTCATTGCCGTTCTCGTCCTTGGCGTAGCCGTTGCGCTTGACGCGGTCGTGCGCGTCAGAAACACGCTTGGCAAGCTCCGCGGCCTTGCCGTTGCGAGGGCGATCCTCAAACTCCCGCGGCTCAAACAGCGAGAGGATGATTGCGTCCTTGCCGGGCGCGTGCTCGGTGCCAGCAGGATTGAACCAACGGACCAGCACAATGAACGGCTGGCCATCGTCGTTCTCCATCAACGCGCCGACGTTCTGGTAACGGGCACGCGGGGTTCCATCGTTGCCGGTGTAGGTGCCGGTCTTGACGGCAATGTCATACTTCTTGGTAGCCACTTGGGTCTGCCTCTACAGTTACAAAAACAAAGCCACCCGGTGAGGGCGCAACCGTGCGCACCACCAGAGTAGCAAAACGTCGGTCATCAATGCCGAGCGCGTCCGCGAAGCCGTCGAGGCCAGCCTTCATCCGCGCCAGCAGGTTGTCGCGGTCGTAGCTGCGGCGGTTCGGCGCAGCGAACTCAAGGGTCAAGGCCAAGGGTCCAGCGGGCACGGCTGGGTTTGCGCCGAGCTGGGATACGCTCTGCCAGTAGCAGGTATCACGGTATTGCCGTACAGCCTTGCCCTTGCGGCTCCAGTGGAGGCGAGCGTTGGGACTCAGCTCCTTTTCGGGCCACGGCAATCGGACGCGCAACATGCCTTGCTGTTGAGCAAACGGGTGCATCACTCGCAACACCGTGGACACCAACAAGCTACAGCCGTCAACGAAAAAAGGCAGAAAGATGCTTGCGCTGGATGCCGATAGGCGCTTTGCTTTCACCAACCAGCGATGTTGCTGGCTAACCAAAGAGACCAATCGTGGAAATGAACATTTACCAAGTTGAGTCAGTCACGTTTGCCGAGCCTGCGCAGCTCAGCACCGGCAGTTGGATCAGAACCATCAGGGTCAAGCACCGAGACGGCGAGTTTCGCCTGACGGTGTTCTCGACGTACCGCGAGTGCCCGTCTGAGGAGCGCATGGCTTGCGTGACCCCTTACTTCAAGAGCGACAATGAAGCCTGAGCCGTATCACTTCCGCGTCATCATCAGGCGCGTTCCCGCGTCGAAGACGATCTACGCCCGTGCCTTCCGGCGCAACGAAGCGTACCCCATCGCGCAAACGCCGGAGTTCCCCGAGGACCAGAAGCCCGAGTGTTACCGCGAGGCCATCCGCCTTGCCATCCGCTTTCATAACCACGCACCCATTGTTGGAGGACTTGACCTGTGAACCGTGAAACCATTCTTCCCCGCGATAAAGACCATTGGCTCTCCCTGCGTGTGCAGGATCTTACCTCGACCGAGGTCTCCGCGCTGTTCGGCTTGTCGCCCTACCTGACCGAGTTCGAGCTGTGGCACCGCAAGGCTGGCCGCGTGCATGTGCCGATCAAGGAGAACGAGCGCATGAAGTGGGGCAGTCGCCTTGAGGCTTCGATTGCGCAGGGTGCCGCCGAGGACCACGGCTGGAAGATCAGCCACATGGAGGCGTACATGCGCATCCCTGAGCTGCGCCTTGGCAGTAGCTTTGACTACCGCATCGACGAATCCGAGCACGGCAAGGGCCTGCTGGAGATCAAGAACGTCGATGCCATCCAGTTCGCACGCAACTGGATCGAGCGTGACGATGGGAGCCTTGAGGCCCCTGAGCACATCGAGCTACAGGTGCAGCACCAGCTCGAGGTCGCGGACGTGGACTTCGCCTACCTCGTTGCGCTGGTCGGTGGCAACACCACGAAGGTGGCGTTCCGCAAGCGTGACCGGCAGATCGCAGCCATGGTGCGAGCCAAGGCGCAGCAGTTCTGGGCCAGCATCGACAGCAACACGCCGCCGAAGCCGGACTTCAAGGCCGATTCGGGGTTCATCACCAAGCAGCTCCGCGGTCACGCAACCGAGGGTCTGGTGGTGCAGGCTGACGTTGGCCTCGACCAGTTGCTCCAGCGTTACCGTGCGCTCCAAGCTGCGGTTGCCAACGCCGAGAAGGAGGTCGAAGCCGTGAAGGCCGAGATCCTCATGCTGATCGGTGACGCATCCAAGGTCATCGCTCCCAGCGGCACGCTTTCCTGCGGACTCACCAAGGGTTCGCCGGGTACGCTCATCACTCCCGATCTGGTGGGCACCTACGTCGGTGCTCGCTCTGGTTACCGCTCGTTCCGTTTTACCCAAGCAAAGGCAAAGTGACCCATGACTGATACCCAAATCGTTTCCGCGTCTGCTCCACGCGAGCTGACCCCGATGGAGGGCTTCCGCTCCGTCCTGTCGCGCATGAAGACCGAGTTCTCGGCTGCGTTGCCGCCGCAGATCAGCGCCGACAAGTTCATCCGCACCACGCTGACCGCGGTCCAGATGCAGCCGGTACTGCTCGAGGCTGACCGCAGGAGCCTGCTGGCTTGCTGCATGAAGGCTGCGCAGGACGGCTTGTTGCTTGATGGCCGCGAGGCCGCGGCGGTCATCTTCAAGTCCAAGGACGGGCCGAAGGTGCAGTACATGCCCATGCTCGGCGGCTTGTTGAAGAAGCTGCGCAACTCGGGCGAGCTGGCCTCGATCAACGCGCACGTCGTGTACGACACCGACCAGTTCGCCTACGAGCTGGGAGACAACGAAAGCATCACGCACAAGCCCAGCCTTGGCAGTAGCCGCGGCAAGCCGATTGCTGTTTATGCAATCGCCAAGACGAAGGACAACGCCATCTACCGCGAGGTGATGTCGGTTGCCGAGGTCGAGAAGGTGCGTAGCGTCAGCCGCGCCAAGGACTCGGGTCCATGGGTCCAGTGGTGGGACGAGATGGCACGCAAGACCGTGATCCGCAGGTTGTGCAAGCGCCT